CACTACCATTTGCCCCGCCGGATGTATTCCCGCCACCGCCTCCGCCGCTACCTGTGTTAGCCGTTCCTGCAAATCCATTTCCTGAACCTGTGTTTCCATTTCCACCCCCACCCGTACCACCTGAACCAGGGGTGCTGCCGTTGATGCTATCTACGCCGCCGCCACCGCCCGCAGCATAAGTTGAGCCTGTGATGCTAAATACTGTTCCATTACCACCTCGACCACCAGTATTTGAAGTTCCTGTTGCTCCAACAGCAGCAGAACCACCACCACCGCCGCCTAATCTACCGGAAACACCTGTTGCTCCGGCAAAACCTTGCCCTGAAGTTGCCGCGCCGCCTGTTGAAGTTCCTGAGTCAGTGCCACCGCCGCCACCGCCGGAGCCTCCACTAGCGCCTGCGCCTGTATAAGCGCCGCCTCTACCACCACCGACCGCGGAAGTACCTATTAAAGTACAAGACGAAGTAGAGCCGTTAGTGTCACCCGCACCGCCTGCACCAATTGTTACGGTATATGAAGTGTTAGTAAAAGCAGTTGCAGTACCAGTTAAAAATCCACCTGCGCCGCCGCCGCCACCAATTGTATTGGCACCCCCGCCACCACCCGCCACAACAAGATACGTTACGGTAACAGGGGGTGCGCCAAACATGGCTTGAAAGAGAGTGTGGTAAGCAAACATTAGTAGGTGTACCCTTGTGACGCTGTACCGTACCAGTTTGTGCCATCTGCAATAAACGCAAGAATGTCTAGCTTACCAACCGTTGCAGTAATGGTCGGCGCGCCTAATGAACCCCATTTGACACCCGTAAACGTGGCAGTTGTAGCTGTGCCTGATGCGGGTTGCTTGAGCAACAAGGTAAACGACTTACCGGCAGTAGCCGTGGGCATAGTGAACGTACACGCCGTGGCAGAAGTCAAAGTAGCCGTTAAGATTGTACCGGCGGTAATTGCCAAAGTGGCTGACGCACCAACCGTTCCGCTTGCGGTAATAGTTTCGGTGTAGGCAGCAGTTGTTAACGTACCGGAAAGGGTAAGTGATGTTGTGCTGACAACGCCTGTGCCTTTTGGCGTAAGCGTTAGACCAATGTTTGTGTCTGAGCCTTGAACTGAAATAGTCGGGGCTGCGCCTGTGGCTGCGCCTGTGAGGTTGACGTAATTGACTGCGGAGGCTGTGTAGGTAATTATTGCTTGCGTAAGGCTGTTTGTTTGAAATGCTTGAAAAGCCGTGCCTTTTGAATTAAAAACAAAACCTACGTTTGCGTCTGAACCTGTTGCCGATAAAGTTGGATAATTGCCGGTTGTCGCGCCAAAAGTACCCATGTAATTTACGGCAGAAGCTGTAGCGGCAACTTGAAATTGCGTTGCGCCACTTTGCGATCTAAAAAAATGACTACCTGTACCTTTAGCGTCATAATTTAACGAAATATTTGTATCTGTACCTTGCACCGACAACACCGGCGCGCCCGTAGTAACCGCACCCACCGCTTGCAAATAGTTAACCGCACTCGCCACGTTATTGACTTGCAGCGATTGATTGCCCGACAAACCACCAAGTCGAGTATTCCCGCTGCTGTTTAACGTAGAGAACGAACCCGCAGCTACCGTAGTTGAGCCAACGGTTGTACCGTCAATAGCACCGCCCGTAATGGCAACAGAGCTTGCTGCTTGGACTGCCATTGTGCCAAGACCGAGTGCAGTTCTAGCCGCAGAATCGGTTGTGGCGCCCGTGCCACCATTGGCAATAGCCAATGTACCAGCAAGCGTAATCGTACCCGCGCCTGTCACCGGCCCACCGGAAGTAGTCAGTCCTGTCGTGCCGCCCGACACATCAACGCTTGTAACCGTACCCGAACCGGCAATGTTCTGCCAGGTTGCAGCCGAGGCACCGTTTGATGTCAACACTTGACCGGCGGTACCGGTGTTGCCCGCCATCGACAAGGTCGAGTCAATGCGTAGCGTTGTGACCGTAGCGGCAGCAGCAGTAGTGCCACCAAGAATTAAACTGTTAGCTGTACCACCTGTAATGGCGACTGCTGAAGCGTTTTGCGTAGACATTGTACCCAAACCGGTAATATCGGTATTGGGGATGGTAGCTGACGCTGTGAGGGCTGCTGTGCCTGTACCCTTGACGTAACCCGTCAAAGTCGTAGCACCTGTGCCACCGTAAGCAACCGCAATGGTTGAGCCGTTCCACGCACCGGCAAGCACCGCACCGGTTAGCGTAATATTACGGAAGGTCGCATCGTCTGATGCGTCTTTGACCGATATTGTGCCGTTAACGGCGGGTACGGTAATTGTAAAGTTACCGACTGCATCAGCAGAAGATAAGGTGGTTGTGCCGCCTAATGTATCGGCATTAAAGATTAAGCGGCTCATGGCAACCCTTTATTCGTAAATGACAGTTGCAGCAACCGTACCACCAAGCACCACGTTTAGCCCTTGGTTAAAAAATGCCCCGTCTAAAGAGCCAAAAGGGTAAAAGGTAGCCGCAACTGGCGTAAACACACCGACCATTGTGGTAGCGGTGCCTGATTGCACGTCATAAATGGTGATTGTGGGCGTGGCAGACGCAGCACTTACAAAGATGCCTCTGAGTTTGCCTTGACCAACTTTGATCTGTTTAGACGCCGTGATGTAGGTGTAATTTGCCATGATATGCCTTACGAAAGGAATTTGAGTCGATAAAGCGTTGAAAGATAAAGGGTAATGATTTCGTCAATCAAATTCTGTAAAGCCGAATCTGTTTTGTCGCAAATGTCGTAGCGATATTTTTCAATGTCCTCAAGCTGGTCTTCCAAGAACTCGGTGACATTAGCCGTCTTCTTAGAAGACTGCAAAGTGATTGCACCAATCATGCCGTTGCGCCCTTGATAGGCCTCGGCAAAATTGTCAGCCAAGTCGATGATATTCTCATAGAACTTTTGCAACGCTTTGTGCTTGGAATAGCTGCGTGTGTTCAGATGTACGCTGTGCGTGACATCGCGCGCTAAGAAAAACATTCCTACGAAATCTGCAACTTTCATTGTTGTGGTTCCATCATTGGTGGTTGCATTTGATCGGGCGGCATCATGCCTTGGTCAGGAGGCATCATGCCCTGATCCATAGGTGGCTGCATCATGTCTTGTTCCATAGGCGGCATCTCAAACTGCTGGCGCTGCGGTGCGCCGCCAATTAGATCACCCGTATCCATTGCTGCGGCAACCGTACCCATCACAATGTCTTGAATCTGCTCAAAGGTCATGCCCGCTTGAACCGCTGAGATACGCTTGGTTTCAGCGTCAAACGCCTTGATTTGCGCCTCATAGTTCTTGCGCTCAATGTCTTGTGCTTCCATCGACTTGGACACGTTTTGCAGCATGGTGTGCATCTGCTCTATTTCTTGTGCCATTGCTTGCATCTGCTGCTCGGCGGCTTGCAAGGCTGGGTCTTTGTCGCCGTCGTCCATCAACTTAGGATCAATAGTCTTGGCAAAGCGTTTAGCCATCTCTTGCGCGCCTGGCCAATCCATGTTCTTGATAAACAGATCGCCCGCAACCGCCCACAACTGTGGGTTGCCTTGCAGCAATTGACCCATTGACTCAAGCGCCTCTTGGCGTTTGGTCATGTAGCTTGGGCCGGTCGTGACCATCACGTCGTACGTTCCGACACCAGGGTTGTAAATGCGGTCAATTTCAATACCGTTTTGGTCAACTATTTTCTTGACCGGCTCTTGTTGCATGGGGTCGATCTTAGCTGAATCAGGCTCACCGTCCTCGCCCATGATGCGCGCTACCCGCTGCGTGTCGTAAATCTTAGGCACTAAGCCAATGATCTGACGGGTAATGTGGCGTACCGCACGCGCTAAGTTGTCAACGTAGTGATAAGTGCCGGTGTCAGTCTGACGCTCGCGCGCCATGATAGCCTTGCCTGAACGCTCATTGGACGTTGCACCAAGGCTAGAGTCATATTGCCCTGTCGTTGATTTAATATCGTCGCTAGCACCCGCTTTGGCTTGCAGCAAGCCACTTGACGCCATAGGGGGTTGAGCGCGTTGAGGTAACGGTAATGGCCCGCCCGCACCGTCGGTCACATCAGGGTTAACTTCAAGGTATGGCCAGTTGGTTGTGTTGGCTGTTTTCCAGTTTTGTTCGTAACCCTCAAACTGACCACCGTAGCCGATAAACGGTGCTTTGGGCGCCAAGGCAAGCATCTCAGCCTCTTGGCTCACCCAGTAGTTGTACATACGTTGAGCATCCTTGGCGTTACGCACAATGCCCGACACATGAATGCGTCCGTCAATCTCAAATTCGTTGCCCACCACACGCACAACCGGAATCCAATCACCTGCCCAATCGTTATGCTCAAGCACTTCAAAGCCGTTAATCTTGCAATGCTTGACCTTTTTGATGTCAACCAAACGGCTCTTGATCGGCTTCATGCCCATCTGAACCATCTGTTGATCTTCAGGTGAGCCTTTCATGGCGCTTACATTGCCGTAATAGAGGTTTAGCGTAGCTTTTTCGTGTTCGACATAGTAATAATCGGCAATCCGAATGGTGTCTACGCTTAACCACGGTGCGTAAGATTCGTTACCCACGCTTTGCGCTTGGAGCGAGGACACGGGTTGTGCATCCGGAAACATACGCTCAAAGTCTTCGAGCATTAAGTCTTCAGTCACAAAACACCATTGGGCGTCTGAGCCGCACGGGTCTTGGATGGTTGGATCCATGTAGACTGAGAATGAGTTGCGAATACGCCCGATCTTGATGTTTTGATCAAACGAATTAGGGCCTTCGTATTCGGTGAGCAACCGGATATAACCTTCACCGTACGCTACTTGGTTCTCGCAAGCGGTGTCGTATGCGACGTCCGCGTCAGACATATACTCAATGTGACGCACCATGCCGTTAAAAATCTCAGCCACTTCAATGTCAGCCTTGTCGTCAGCGGGGATTACTTTTCCGCTTGGTCGATTTTGGCGTTGATCGTTGGTGACTTGTCTGACGTGCTGGGGCAACTTGTTAATCGTAAGGCAGGGGCGCGCGTTGATGGTTTGCCCTTGAACCGAGCCCCGAGTAGCCAACACGTCTGCTGGCCATTGAAATTGGTTGTCAGGGCTTGCTGCGTAGAATCGAAGATCATCAAGTTCATCCTCACGGCTATCAGAATAGGCAGATATCGCCATTGTCATGCGATGCAATGCGGTTTCTATGATGTCTTTGTCTTTCATACAAGCCCAATTACGTCCTTGTCTTTCATCAGGATCAAGTCTTCGTACTTGCGGTCAATTGTACCGCTGTACATGACATGATCACCTACGCTCACCATAAGCGGGCGTTTTGAATCTTTCTTGCCTGGCCCAACTGCCACAACCACGCCTGTGCGGGTGTCTTCCTCGGGCATAATAATCAGCCCGCTTTGAACAAACGGGTCAGGACGCACCGCAATGTTGTCGTGCAATGGTTGGATCATTTTTTCTTTGCAGTTTTGGCTGATTGTTTAAAGTCTTTGGCGGTCGGGGCGTTTTTTGACCCGACTTTGTTCATCTTCTCGCCCGAGCCCTCTTTAATGCGCTCGCGTTTTGCGTGAATATTTGCGTAGAGTCCAGTTTTCAACATTTCCACCGTTTAAGAGATGCCTTTGCACGTTCGCCATCCTTGGCATGGGCTGCAACCGCACCCATTCTTGCACAAAAGGACGCCTTGCGCCCTTTATCTGCTTCGGTCTTAGGATTGGGGGCGGGGGCCTTTAAGTTTGAGCCAGTTTCCGCATTGTACTTGGCTCGGCCCTTGGCAGTTAACCCCGCGCCTTGAGAGGCGGGTAATTTCTCGCCACGCCCCACAGATAAAGATACGGATTTCTTAGCCATTATGCGCAGTGAATGATTGCAAAGTTAAGGACAACGGCTTCAGCGAGTGGGTTTGCGCTAATGTTACGCAAGGTAATGGTAGCCGAGCCTGCTGCCATGCTAGACACAAAGGCGTTGTAAGACGCTGACGTGCCGTTGGTCACATTTAAAAGCAACACGTCTTTGGCTGACAACACGCTGTTAGTCAGTGTAAAAGTTACGTTTGTGGTTGCAGCCAAGGAGGCTGCGTTCAAGGTAATCTGACCGGCAGAGGCGTTAAGCGTCACACCGGTAGATTTGCTTGTAAGCTGAGTGACCGCACCTTGTGCCGGAGCTCCATAACCAATCTCTGTGTCTGCGTAAACAGTTGTACCTTCGATTGTGCTAGGTGTTGCTAAGCCAATAGGTGTGTTGTCAATTGTACCGCCGGAGATAACTTGATCGGCAAACGCTACGCCGATAGGTTGTGTATTAGGCATTTCAAGCTCCCATCCAAGAAGTTTGTAAACTATTAGTTGATTGACTACGGCGCTTTGGTTCTGCGTACTCTCGGTGCGCGACGGGGAATGCAAACGTCACGCATATAGCATCTGCTGCATCAGGCGAGGCTAACCCCCGCGCTTTCATGTCCTTCTTAGACTCTAAAAAGATCGTACCTTTAGAGTCGGGCTTCATTACAGGTGATATTAAATCAGTTTTAAGCACTCTGTCACTAGGAATCGATGCAGTTTTAAGCCATTGACGCATATCACCCCACATCTGAGCCCTTAAATTACCATACATAAGCGGATTTTTGGATTTATTTCCAAAATTGACCCCGCGAATCTTGTACCGTTGCTCTTTTAAGCGGTCTACAACGCCCCCGCCCACGCCACCTTCGTCAATGACAACCAACGCTGGCTTATATTCCTCAATGCACTCAATGACATGGCCCACAACGGTCATCGTGTCGTCGCCTTTGAAGCGTTTAATGCCAATAATGTCACGCCCTTGGCGTATGGCGATCACGGTCGAGTCAGAACCGAACCGTGCAGGGTCAACGCCCACGATAATGGGGGCGGATAGGTCTTTGAGCCGTGGGCGACGCATGGCTTCATCAACGATTGATGATGATATGAACTGATCATCACCGGCTGATGGAAAGTCACCATAAACCTCGACCGCAGCTTGTGATGAATCGGCGCCATATTCGTCGATGATTTGCTGATACACCGCCTTGTCCGTGCCCTCGACCGTCCTTGCGTCCACAATCTTGGTGTTCCAAAAGTCACGCTTAGAGTTGTGGCATTCGTAAAAGTAGCCGGTATTTCTGCGCGGGTTAGAAAACGCCAACCAAAAGCGGTTAGGCGTGTTCTCTGTAAAGAAGCCAGCAGTCACCGCCCAAATGGCGTCGTCAATACCGGATGCTTCATCAAAGATCACCATCACACCGTCGTAGTTGTGAACCCCCGCGTAAGCATCAGGGTTCTCGCTTGACCACAGCCTGCCTTCTACCGACCAATAGCGTGTGCCTTTCTTTAGGTCACGCTCGACTAGTTCGGTAATCCACTTAGCGGGCATGAGTCGTGTGGCGCTAACTTCAAACCAATGGCTGTTAAGTGACATCGCCAACCACTTGGTAATCTCTGCCCAGGTGACTGATCTTAGCTGCGACTCTGAGTTTGCCGAAATAATAGTTGTCGAGCCAATGCGTGTGGAGAGCATCCACAAGGTGAGCCAACTGACTAACGCCGATTTGCCAATCCCGCGACCGGATGACGTTGCCATTCTGAATGTGTCAAAGTCAATCTTGCCGCCGTTTTGCTTAATGTGGGCAGTCAAGTCTGACAAGACTTCGCGCTGCCACTTGCGGGGGCCGGAGAAGTTCTCAAGCGGCGTACCTTTCTGACCCCAAGGGAACGCGTACAACACAAACGCTAACGGGTTATCTTTGATCTTGGGCGACCAAAGACGGCTCATAAGAGCCATTTCTTCGGTTGCGCTGTACTGTGTCGTTTGCATCCGTGGGTTCCATATCTATAGTTAACCGTTGTTCGGCTTGCTCAAGCGCGGTAATGATGCTGATCTGTTGCGTCACATCGACTTGCACTTGCTGCTTGGCCACCCAATCGTGTTTGTGTCGCAAGAACTCTAGCGCCATCTTAGCGTCGCCCATCATTGCGGCTGCGCGTACGACTTGCGACATTTCGGCTTCTGAATCCGCACGGCCTTGTTCGACCGCCATTTCCACTACGGGGTCTAACTGGCAAAGTTTGCGAAACTCTTCGGGCATCATGCCGGCACGAATTGCCAAAGCGTTGTTTGACAAGCCTAGACGTGCAGCTTCGTAAACGCGTTGCAAACGCGACTCGGTGGCGCGGACTTCGCGGGGTGTGAAGTGTAGAGATAGCATTTTGCGATTGTAGGTCATGTTGGCAATTTATTATATAAAAAAAATTAACAGCCTTATCGCAAACATTTTTACAAAAAAATTTTGGGTGTGAACCCTCCGCTAGCTAGGGCTCCTCGCAGGGCCCTCCCCCCCCCCTACCCCTATGCTGCGCTGCAACATGCCGGCGGGCCCTAGCCGGCGGCCGGCGGCCGAGTGGTGCCAGGTTAACGGGCCGAGAGGTGGCCGGCCGAGCTGTCGAGCTGTCGCCGGCCGAGCTGTCGAGCTGTCGAGCTGTCGAGCTGTCGAGCTGTCGAGCTGTCGAGCTGTCGAGCTGTCGAGCTGTCGAG